AAGAAACCTAACCAGTTTCTCGTTGATCAGCGATCATGGATTCAATCCCGTATGTGATCCTGCGCATACTCGATTTTATCTTCCACTCCATCTTCTTTCCATCTTTACTCTTTATCATCAACCACAACACCACCATCCTGTGGGCATGTGCCTGTGCCTATGGGTTCTACCGTGCATTCCGCCTCATCTTCAAGATAAAGGTGGAAGTACACCCAGCCACCCGAGCCGTCTTCAAGGATATGGTCACTCGCTTCCAGCGGGAGAGTATGTTCTCACCTGACGACGAAGTGCCGGAGGGCATCCCTATCCACGAGGATGTTGACCTTGTTAGCGACCCCACACACAAAGATATTAAGCGGGTCCGTGCTAGCAGGCGAGTCTCTTATGCCGTGAGGGTTGCCCATGTAGCCAAGTCTAAGGTGGGATTGCTCGCCAATACCAAGGCGAATGAGCTGGTGTACTCCCGTCTTTGCCGAGACGAGATGGTTACCCACGGTGTGCGCCCATCGCACATTGCACACGCAGTGCCGCTTGCTGTCGCGGCCTGCTTCATACCGTTGGACAGTGATTTCCTTGCAGCTTCTATTAGAAACTGCGATGAGATGGAGGAGCGGAGGGCCGTACTAGGGCCCTCATATGGAAAATAGGGAGGCCTACTCTGCACCAGCGGGTTTACCACGCCTACTTGGCGTGGTAATCCAGAGGGTTTGCTGGTGAAGAGAGGACCACCTCTGGCTAAACCTAGGAAACTGTACCGTTTTTCTGGGTTTGGGACTCATATACGGTACGGAGTGCACGATCACTCATTGGGCAATGTTCGGAGGGGACTTGTTGAGCGGCTATTCATGGTTGAAACCAAGGATGGCTTAGCTCCAACACCACAGCCCACCCCTGGCGTGTACGCCAAGTTATCCCGGTTTCATGACCTTGTTAGTGCCAACCTAACCTCGACCACCAGATTAACATACGAGCAATTCCTCGGATTTTATTCTGGTCGCAAATTAGAGAGGTACCAACAGGCCGTGGAGTCGTTAGCAATCCGCCCAATAGGGGTACAGGATGCTTGGCTTAGCACGTTTGTTAAGGCTGAAAAATTAAACATCTCAGCCAAACCCGACCCGGCACCTAGGGTTATTCAGCCTAGGTCGCCGAGGTACAATGTGGAAGTTGGACGGTTCCTCAGACACGCTGAGGAACATCTGTTCGACGCCATCAACCGTGTGTATGGTGGGCGAACGGTATTCAAGGGGTTGAATGCCGATCAGGCTGGCATGGAGATGCAAGCTATGTGGCAAGAATTCGACAATCCTGTGGGTATTGGTATGGATGCCTCTCGTTTCGACCAACACGTCTCTAAGGAGGCGTTGGAGTTTGAACACAAAATCTGGCTATCCATGTACCGTGGGGCTGACAGGAAAACATTGTCGAAGCTGTTGGGGATGCAAATCCACAACCGCGGTCTTGCCAGATGCCCTGATGGAGAAATCAGGTACACGGTTGAGGGGTGTCGTATGTCTGGGGACATCAACACATCTTCTGGAAACTGCTATATCATGTGTGCTTCGGTGCACAATTATTGCAGCCAGTTGGGTGTCAAGAGATTCAGGCTTGCCAACAATGGTGATGATTGCATGCTTGTCGTCGAAGCCAAGGATGAAGCACGTGTCAGGCAGGGACTCATCGAGTATTATAGGGAATTGGGTTTCACCATGAAAGTGGAACCTACAGTCTATGAACTCGAGCACTTGGAGTTTTGCCAGACACGTCCAGTCCTTGTCGATGGGGCATATCGAATGGTGCGCAATCTTCACCAGGGCATGTCTAAGGATCTTCACTCCTTGCACGATCTTGGTAGTAGGAAAGCTGCTGAAGCTTGGGTTTCAGCGGTTGGTAGTGGAGGCCGCGTGATGAATGATGGAGTACCAGTGCTCAAATCATTCTTCATGCAGTTTCCCCTATCTTCTGGACCTAAAACCAAGTCTGACATGAGTGTAGCGTTGCAGGAAGATTGGAAATACAAATTCAATCGGACTGGGTGTTTCAAGAACTTGGCACCCACTCCACAATCCCGCTACTCATTTTGGCGTGCGTTTGGAGTGCTACCAGATGAACAGATTGCCCTGGAGAATGGGTTTTCTCGTCTCAGCTTTGATAAGCTGGACCAGGACACCCAGGAGGAGGTCAGCCTCCTCCAGTTCTCTGGGGCATGAAAACCTAACCACTTTTCATGGAACAACAGCGTAGTGAACAACGTCGTGAGCGTAGAGTGAGAAGTAGATCGGAGGACAGGAAGTCTATGTCTGATGTAGGGCAATCTGCTGTCAATAGGGAAGCAGATGTCAAGAAAGATATGGGTCCATCGGTTTCTATGACGGTGGTGGGGGAGAACGTAGAGTTTACACAACATTTCCACTTCTGAAATGAGCATCATTTATGTCGTACAGGAGAAGCCCTCTGGGTTTCTCGTGTGGGCATTGGTTGTTGCAATTGTGTGCATTATTGGACTCTTATCGTACACTCCACCTGAAAGACTTAACCACTCTTATCACGAAAACAATCAGAAGACGCAATACATAACTATTGGAGGAGCATCCACTAGTAAAGTTTCCACGAACTGAATTTTCTGCTTTCTAGTATAGTCAATAAATGGCACCTAAGCGCAATAAAGGAGGCAAGAAGTCCCGCATGTCCGATGAGACAGTGCGGGCTCCTGCTGCAGGGGGCGTTATACAACGCACACCTGGCATTCCTCCCCGCATTAGGTCCACCACTATTGGTACGCGTGTCACCAACACTGAGCTGCTCGCTGGAGTGAATGTCGCTGCGGCGGGAGCTTTCTCAGTTGTTGGCGCTGGTCTTTTCCCCAGCAACCTTGGTTGGCTCAATGGGATTGCTTCCAATTATAGCAAATTTAGATGGCTTGCTATCAAGCTCATCTACATTCCCATTGTTCCTACCACGACCGCTGGGGCAATGACCATGGCTTTATCGTATGATCCTGCTGATGCTACGCCAACTAGTTTCCAACAAGTGCAACAGATGTATAACAGCATCACAGCACCTGTCTGGGCTGGATTTGATGGAGCTACTGTTCAGCTGCTAGGGGAGAGACCAACAACTGGGGCTGTGTGCATTGATGTGGATGTAAATCGGTTTGGATTTACATGGTACAGATATGCTACGCTTGCTGCCATTACCGCACTCACTGCAAATGATAGGAATCTTTATATTCCTAGTGTTTGCAATGTGGCTACGTCTGGTGGTACTGCAGCCACCAATGTTGGCAATCTGATGATAAAGTACAGCATTGAGCTCATTGAGCCAATACCTGCTGCCATTAATTAGATCCCACATCCTGGTGTGGTTAATCCAGTGAAAAATATTAGGAAATCCTTGGGATTCACACCCCAGGGAGGATTGCTTGCATAGTGCAGGTATGTTGAGTTACACTATGAGGTATTGGTGCTGAATCCTGGTAAACAGGCTTGACAGGTTTGGGTGGTTCCAGACCGATGTATTACCCAAGATACTCATGGTACTCTACTAGAAAACACTATGCGTGCGCACACGGCTGGCTATGTCCTATCATAGCTGGGGGCCCCGGAGTGCGAAACCCTCTTATATACCTGGTCTTCCAGGTGCCC